ATTCTACGGGGTATGGAGCACCAGGAATTGAGTACTTCCCAATAAAACCACCTTCAGGCCCATACTCATTTAACGGATAAAGTTGTTGAGCGAATTGATTTGTTGATATATATACATCAGGAGAATCAATAACATTACTATTATTTAATGGAGATACTTCATAAGTAACATTTCCCGCAGGTGGAGTATAAACCCCTTGCACTTGATATGGGGCTAAATTTCTCGCAATTAACGTGTTTCTAAATGATGCCGATGAAGCAAATGATAATACACTATCTGACATATAATATCTTTATCTTATAAATACCTTAAGTGTATTTTTTATTATGAAAAATTATAAATACATTTATGGGATTGTGTTAGGTTTATGCTATTAATCCACTATTGATTTTTTGTGCCGCCATCACAATTGCATTCGCATTTATTGGGTTTGATGCCCAATTCTGTAAAATTGTTGTCACTTCTGCGGATGTCATACTTGCAGGCGCCTTAGTAAAATCAAATACGTGTGTTAATTCTACCTTTTCAGGTAAGGTTTTTGACGCAACTGTTGATGGTGTAGTTGTTGTGGAAGCCTTTAACGCCATATTAGTCATCTCTGTTTCTGAAAGCCCAACAATACTTGCAGTACTTTTTGTTGTGGTTGTTCCAAAAATGTCTCCAAAGTCAGGTAATGAACCATATAATTTTTTAATATACTTACTACCTTCTTCCAGTAAAGTTTTTAAACCACTATTTTCATATACTTCCCACCCTTCTTTAAACAATTTTTGAACGTTTTCAGTTACTTCTTTAATATTTAGACTCATAGATTCAGTTGTGACTCCTTTCCCCAATTCAACAAATCCTTTCGCACCCTGCATTGTTGTCTTATACAATTCTTGTGTTGGTTTTGAACCTGCAACACCATAAGCAACACTTGATAAAAATCTATCAATAGATCCATTTACTTTTTTTAGTTGTGATAATTGATCATTAGCAATTTGTTCCGCGGTTTTTCCTTGTTGTTTTTGTTGTTCCGCCAATTGTTTTACTTGATCCGCAGAAAGTGCACTAGTTTTAACCGTGTCAAATATTCCAAGTCCTTCACCAGTTAATGTATCTTTTCTTTCAATCTGTACAACAGCTTCACCTTGTTCATTTATTTGTGCCATTGTAGCAACAAGTTCTCTATCTTCTTCTTTAACATCAGGTGAAAACTTAATTTGTTTTAATTTTAAATCAAAATTAGCAGCGTTTAACGCCATTTTTTGGAACTCTCCTGCGGTATACCCAAGTTCTTTTGCGATTTCATTCATTTGACGTTTAGCACCTGGCATTATCTCAAACTGTTTTGTTGTCTCATTAAATCTTGTGAACTGTTTTGTCATACCAATAATTTGGTTTGTAAGTTCTGTTGGGTCGTTTTGTGCTAAATCCATAAGTTTCAAAGGATCCAACATCGCACTAGTCTGAACACCCAATCTTTGTAGACTTGCTGCTAAATTAATCGCCCCTTCAGGATCAAAAACTTTATCAACAATTGAGAAAACACTTTTCATGTCCATTCCAAATTTTGATGTAATTGCCGCCATTTTTGCCAAACCTTTAACACCACCTTCAAAATTATAAAGGTTCATTTTGTCAAGATTTTCAACAACACCCGCAGCAACTTTACCAACTGTCACACCCGCCTGATTTGCAATTTGTGAAACCTCAACCATTCTCTCCCCAATTTGTGAGATTGGTATTCCGACATCCATAAATGCCTTTGACATTGCACCCGCTTTTTGTCCGGTAAATTCAGCAGTAGCCGCTAATTCAACTAACTGTTCATCACCTAAAGACATATTAGTATTAAATGAATTAATTACATCCGTATAAGTCTCGGTTGCATCTTTTGCATCCATACCAAGTTCTAAAAATCTTGGTATTGCACTCGCAATTGTTTCAGTAAATTCGGGTATCCTTTGACTTGATACCCCTAATGTTTTGACTAATGCTGCTGATTTTGCATCCAAATCCAAAACCGCTTTTCCAACCATTGCGATTCCTTCACTCAATAAATTAGTAAGCCTATCAAGAACTGCGGTTGGTTTATTAATAAGTTCCTTAGCAACATCTTCAATTTTAATAGGTGGTGTATATTCAAAACTAGAACCGGCGGTTGCGTCCGTTTTAATACCACTTTCATCAGTTAACATCATAATGAATTATTTTACCTTTATGATAAATATCAAATTAATCTTTTTTATTTTCCTAAATAATTTTATCAATAAGGTATTTTCTTACATAGGTTGGCATTTTAAGAAAATCAGAATATGATGTTCTTAACATCTTTGAAATAAAATAAAACTCGTCTAAAAGAAATTTCTTATACTCAGAAGAAAGGCCGAAAAAACTCCACCCCAAAAGCAATGTCAACCATTACTTTTTCTCCTGACGGGGCTATAACTTGTTTTGTTAAATCTAATCTTGGTTCATTATCAGACAGGAATTTTTTAATATGCTTGGAATCCATGATTGGCATCGTTTCAATAAATTTGGAAATGTTCCCTCTATCATCATTACCATCAATACTAATAATCATTTTATTAAGTCTGACAGTTTGTGTTGGTGGTATCCTACCCGCAGGATATTGGTTAAGAATTTCCTCCACTTCCAATAAATCTCGTATAGTTAAAAACTTCAACTTCACCAAATTACCACTTCTTGGTAATGTAGTAGACAGGTATCCATTTTCATCAGGTGTAGATTCCGTTTTTTTAATATTTAATTCATCTAACAAAACGGATGTCTCAAAATTCTTTCCTGTTGCAGGGTCTTTAACTGAAATAGTATATTCAGGACCAAATGAGGTATTCCTTAAAAATATCATCAATGCCTCAACATCACCATCCAACATATCTTCAGGACGTAAATCAGATTCATATACCTTATTTCTTAGTAAAGGTAATACAATTGATTCTCGTATTGATTTATTCGGATCTATATTTGATATTATATTTTCATCTGCCGCGGTTAGATAACCTACTTTCACACTTTTTTTCTTGGACTTGTAAAATATCCCACCTGAAGGTAACTTTACAACATCGTGTGGTAAATTAAAATCCATTTGTCCATAATGTGCTAAATCTTTTTCCATAATTTCTTTTTGTTAAAAACATAAACTATATTTGTTTTTTGTAAACAAAACTTTTATTTAAAAAAAATTCCCACTTTATAGTGGGAATTATAGTTTTTATATGTAATATAAAATATCAGTAAACTAATATACAACGATCCATACGAAGTGTTGCCGAAATATCAGCAATCGCATCTTGTGAGTATGATAATGAACCAAAGTTAACGTCAGTCATAAACGTTCCTTCCAAAATCCACTTCTCAACAACTACCCCAGTTGGGTCTAACATTTCAATATCAACATTTTTCTTGTATCCAGCAGCATAACCCATACGTCCTGTAACAGATTCAGCACATAAACGAACCCATTCCATAAGAGCTTGTGAAGCCGACGGTCCGATTGGATCCCTAAATTTAACAGTAATTGGATCCCAATTGAATCGTCCTGCAACGAATGTAGATGTATTTAAGAATTGTATCTCTGTTGAACCGATTTTGATAGACGGTCTAGACGCACTCTCAACAAACCACTCATTAATACCCAAACTTGAAGGAAATCTCAATATAAATCGGTTCTGTCTTTTCGGTTCGTAAGGAACTGGCATTTTCATTAACAAATCAGCCATAATTTTTTTGTTTTAATTCTTTGTTTATTTTATTATATAAATATATCGTTGTAAAAAATTTTCTATTTACTTTGATTTAATTTTCGTTACCATCCTTTTAACTAGGTGTTCTAGCATAGTTTTTTCATCTCCTTTTGTATGATAAGTTCTTAATATATTATCATCCTTTTTTTCAAAATGTTTTTTCATTGATTGAATATTTCTTATATCATCATCTGAAAATCCTACCATAGGAGTAAATGGAACAAAATTATTACTTACATCATTAATAAATTGGTATTCCT